GTAAAATAACTAGAGTTCATGAACCTGATGGCAAATATGATCTTGTGACGACAACAGGAACAATGTATCCTCAGTATAATCATCAACAAATATACGATTGGGTTATGAACTCTGCGGCAAGAATTATTTTGATTGCCGGAATCAAAGATTGGTTGATTCCATATAAGTATGGAAAGATTCTGTATCGTGAAGAATTTACATATAGAGAGTATGTTCAACAAGTCACAGTCTATGAATACTTAGGTGAGAATCCAATGGACGGTTTCAGAAAAATCGAACTAGAATGAAATTAGCACATAACATCGGAACTCACAAACATTCAAACTATCACACAAGAGAACAAATTCTTGTGTGTGAAGATTCGATTGGGTTTGACGGTATCTATCAAAATGTATATGATAATCAAGATGTTTTAGTAAACAAGTCGGGCATCATGTTTGTGATGGGTGATTTTTTGGGTAAAGATAACACATTCGATCTTGCACATGTGCCTGCACTAGAGAAGTATTGCACACTCGAACAAGTTCAAGAACTTTGCACCAAGTATGATTTTGAACTTGGCTGGCATACGTGGTCGCATCGTGATTTATGTCATCTATCGGACAAAGAAATTGAAAGAGAAGTTACTTCACCATTTTTATGTAAATATTTTGCATATCCGTATGGAACATTCAATCCGCGTGTTGTTGAAATAGTCAAAGAAGCAGGATATGAAAAGGCATATAGCGTTACGCAAGGAACTTTAGACGTAACCGTTCCTGACTATCAATTCAAGATTTATCGAAATTATGTTGCGTGGGATTAAATGATAACGGTTGTTGTTTGCTCATACAAGTATGGCCATCTAGCGTCACATTGCATCGAATCAATTCTCAGTCAAACAAAAAAGCCGGAACGTATTTTATTTGTTGATGACGCTGCGGGTGATTGTTCTTACTTACCAAATTTATATCCAGAGGTTGAGTTTGTATTGAGAGATAAAAATCTTGGTACAGTTGATAATTTTCAAGATATGCTGATGCGCGTCACATCGGAATATGTTATGTTTCTTGGCGCAGATAATTGGTTAAGGTCCGATGCAATTGACTTGCTTTCTAAAATAAAAACTGATATACTAACGTATGATATTTTAGTAACCGGTGAACTCAAAGACGAAATTCGGAATAGGCATCCAAATGAGATTCAACCATATCAAGGCGATATTTATTGGCATCGACAAGGTCATCATGGATCCATGTTGTATAGAACAAAACTAGGACAAGAAGTTGGATACAAAAGGAAGAGGTTAAGTAATACACATCACACACAAGAAGATTGGAACCTATGGAATCAAATGGTCGCAAAAGGCGCAACCGTTTCATATCTGAATCAAGCACTGTTATTTTATCGAAGACACCGAGAAAACTTTTTGAAATACTAAATAATTGTTCTCGCATTTTTTTATAGATATGGAGAAAAAAGTGACACAAACACAAGAATTTAAAAATACTCAAGTTAAATATAATAAAAAAAATAAATTACCATCTTATTATTTTGCTTCAAAATATGAAGTAAATAATCCTAAGTTTCGCACCGCAAAACCCGGCGAGTTTGTAATTCAATACGTGTGTTTCAAATCCGGTAGAATTCTTTCGGTGAGAAATTTTGAATGAATTTAAATATTCTTACACAAAAAGAGTTTGATACCGAAATCAGACAAATTTTAAAAGAAAAAAGTCCGATCACCACACTTGATGCAATTCTTCTTTTTTGTGAAAGAAAGGGACTTGAAGTTGAAACTGCAGCAGCACTAATTTCTCCAAAAATGAAAGCAACAATTGAAATTGAAGCAATGAAATTGAGAACAATCACTATGCATTCAAATGCAAAATTGCCGATTAATGAATAAAATATGGATGCATTTGATGCATATAAAGTCTATACTGCAATTAAAAATCATTTCATATTTGACAACTATGACTACTTCAAGTATAATAAGAAAATTAATCTGAGTTATGATTCCTTTATCAAAAGAAAAGATAAAATATTTTTTGCCAAATTGGGAAACAAAAAAGAAAAATACTTGGAAGAGTTTCTGGTTGCAAATTTTCTAAAAGACCCAAAAGTTTGGGTCGGAGAACTTCTCTCAGACGAAAGCGAAAAAAATTATACGCAATGGAGAAAACGACAAGAATCTTTAAACTATGTTTTTAAGAATGAAATGTCTTTTATTGATGGATGGAATTCCAATCAAATTAATGATTGGTTTGGCACTAAAAGCGGAGAACATCCTAATATTATCAAAAAATATCTCAGAGGTGAGATTAGTATAGAAACACTTACGATTCTAAATTCAATTTTGAATTTTACTAAAAGATACGACAAAGAAGTTTCTGATCCACTCTATAAAGAGGTAAAAAAGCTATGCGAGAAATACCAGCCCTTCTTAAAATTCGACAAACAGAAAGCAAAAATGTCTCTTCAGGAATTTCTAGTGAAAAAGTAAAGAATATTAGACAAGAACAATCTTTTGAAAAAATTTGTAGATTGTTGCTGTCAAAATCGAATCAGAATCGACTATATACTATAGTAGATTATGATAAAGTGGACAAGTAAAAATACGTTAATATACATTTTTTATACGAGGAAAAATACATATGGCAAACTTATTTGCAGACCTTAAACGTTCTAGTAACAAAGACTTCGAGCGAATATTGCAAGAGATTAATAAACTCTCGGACAAAGTAGAAGGTAAGAAATCTTACGAAGACACTCGCTTCTGGAGACCAACAGTAGACAAAGTGGGCAACGGGTCGGCAATTATTCGATTTCTTCCTGCGCCAGCAAACGAAGACATTCCTTGGGTTCAAATTTTCTCACACTCGTTTCAGGGTCCTGGTGGATGGTATATTGAAAATTCTTTGACTAGCATCAACAGAAAGGATCCTGTTTCTGAACACAACACAGTTCTATGGAACTCTGGTATAGAAGCAAATAAAGAAGTTGCGCGTAAGCAAAAACGGAAACTTCAATACATCACAAACATTTATGTTGTACGTGATCCAGGCAATCCGGACAATGAAGGTAAAGTTTTTCTGTTCAAGTTTGGCAAGAAAATTTTTGACAAGATCAACGAAACGATGCATCCTGAATTTGAAGATGAGATTCCTATAAATCCTTTTCATTTATGGGAAGGCGCCAACTTCAAGTTAAAGATTCGTAACGTAGAGGGCTACACAAACTATGATAAGTCAGAATTTGATAGTGTTGCGCCTCTTTCAAAAGATGATGATGATCTTGAAAAGATTTGGAAGAGTGAATATGCTTTGTCTGAATTCTTGAATGAAAAGAATTTCAAATCTTATGATGAACTCAAGGCACGGTTGAACAAGGTTCTTGGTATTGTTGATGAAGTTGCAGTAGCAAACTCTAATCCTCCAGCAACACCAAAAGCAGAATCTAAGCCTAAGACAACAGTTGAATCTGAAAAGTCTTGGGCTGACGATGATGAAGATGATGTGAGTTACTTTGAGAAGTTAGCCGAAGACTAATTCAGTCTTCTCTCCTTTGTAGTAAGTTTGGGGAAGCAGAAATGCTTCCCCTTTTTTTATACTCTAATTGGCATTTCAGTATTGACACCACCACGACCATAAACATCACTGCTTGTGCTTGTGTTTAGATATGTGGTGTTGATTGTAGAACCTTCAATATTCTTTGTAGAGTTATCTGCAACAACACTTACATTCTGTCTTGTGCCTGAAATATCGTCACTGCCAGCACCTGTTAACGGAGTAACATTGACTGAAGTTATAGTTCCTGATTTTGGATAAACTGCAGTAGAGCTTTCTGGCAAAATATCAAAACCACCATGATCATCGCTGAAGTATGCGCCCCGCAGCGTCTCGGGACGGGTGGTGGCGACCGTCAGCGGGCCCTCAACTGCAGTAGAGCTTTCTGGCAAAATATCAAAACCACCATGATCATCGCTGAAGTATGCGCCCCGAGTTTGTGTAGTTGCTGCGGCGGGTTGTGTTAATGCATGCTTACCATATTGCAGGTCAGATATAATTCCACCAGCAAGTTGTGCTTGGGATTTATTTGCAACAAGTTTATATCCATCATCAATTGACTTTAGATATGCTGGGTCTTGAGATTCTGCTTTGTAGACCTCTTTGATCTTACGCATAATTTCAAGCATGTAGAATGCAGCAGTCTTCTTTTTGTCCAGTTTGGCTTCATATGCCCAACCTTCTTTAATTACACCACCAGAATAATCTCTAGGCAATGCCATCTTTATTTTGTCATTTCTCATTGAAATGTAAATTGCAACAAATGGAGGATTTGCTTTACTTACTTGATAGATTGACATTGCAGTATTGAATGCAACGTTTAAAAGTGCATCAACAAGAGCCTTCTGTCCATCTGTAGGTTTATTTTTTTCGAGAATTGTTTCTTTTTTTGCGATGTCCTTTCGGTGTAAAACAATAACCTTGTCAACAATTTTTGTTTCCTCCTTTTTACTTTTTTTACCAAGAAGACTGCCGATAGTTGAACCAATTAAACCACCAATTGGACCGCCTATCGCGGTGCCAATATATGTACCTGCCGCACTGAGTGCTGCACCCTTAACGTTTCCTTGAAACAAGTTAATAATGGCTCCTGCATACGGGGCTATTTTACTTATTCCATAACCAAATTGACCTGCGGTTCCAAATAATGATCCTGCCTGACTAAATGAATTGGCAGTCATACCTGAGAAGAAGTTTGCGCCGGTTGCGAATCCTGAACTGCCCAATATACTAGCCGCATATTGCGAGAATGTTGCGCCAGCCGTTGATCCACCGAATAAACCAAATGAACGTCCTATTGCTGTACCTAATCCTGCAAATCCTCCTGCGGCTGAAAATGCACCAGGCAACGCTGCAAGGGAACCTAAGAATCCTCCTGCGGCGAGACCGCCGGCAGCACCACCTGCCACAGCACCGCCGCCTGCTGCTCCTGTCGCCGCGCCGGCTCCGGCTGCTGCACCACCAGTACTTAATATCGTCGGAGTTAATATACGTTGAATTCCGGTTTGAATTCCGAAGTTTGCAAATGCTCTTAGGTAAGGATTCTTAATCTTAGATGTAAGTTTGTTTGCTACAAATGACACTGCCATGTTTTTAGCAAAACCCATCAAGCTGTCACCAAAACTTCCACCTGGCATAGGCATAGTACTGCCAGCACCGCTACCACTGCTACCTATGGTTCCTTTAAGATCATTAACCGCACCAACAATATGTTCGGTTTGAACTTCCATTCCCACTTGATTGTTTTTGTCTGCCGCATTTGTGACAGATACGTTTTGTGTTGTGCTATCTCCAATTGCATTCGCATTCAGTTTAATGCCTTGATTATACAAATCATAGTTTAATTTTGAATATTGAGACGTTTGTGAAATGTCATTTGCAACGGCAGTACCAACCATACCGTATCTATTAGAAGGTACAAGCGAATAATCTATGGTGCCTTGTCTTTGCGCTGCAGAACCAACCATTCCTCCTCCTAAACCAAACATTCCTCCACCAGATGTTTCGATAGGAATAGTACCCTGGATGCCGGGCCCGGCTTGACGTATAATGTCGCCAAATCGTGGACCGACAGGCTCTGGAACGGTCCCTGGGCGCAGGATAGGTCCAAATGGTCCAGATACAGATGGACCACCCAGTATTTCGCCAAGACCTCTTTGTCCAAAACTTGTTAGTCCTCTCAACAGTTCTTGTTTGAACTTGTCATTGTCTGAAGCAAACTCACCTGCGTTGACAACAGAGACTAGCAGAACACCATTGAGTGTAGCAGCACCTTCAGTCAGTAAGTTGTTCGACTTACCAACCATTGTTGTCATTTGAGAAGTTGCAAGTGTTTTTGCCGCTTCTCTTCTGTACATACCACCATAACCACCAGCAAAGATATTACGCATTGACTGGTCTGCTTGGGTTTCATCAGGAGTAAACACTTTACCCGTTACGGGGTCTCTCACTTGCTGAGGCGCTGTTCTATCTTCAAAACCAAACAAACCTCTTACTGCATCGGTTGCTCTTGCTGCGAAGACTTCAGCCATATAGCCGATGCCTTCGGCTGCCGATCTAAATCCGTATGATTGTGCAATTGTTTCTGGACCTGTAGCAATTCCAGTTAAACCATAAAGCAATTGCTCCATCGCAATTTGTTTATTACCTTTTGCCAGGTTACCTAGAATTTGTCCTGTGATTGCATTTGCAATCTCCGGCGTGCGCGGGGTGCCATCGGGACCACGCACACCAGTAAATAGGCTTTGCCCGATGCCGACTACCATGTTGTTGAGATATGCTTTACCCAACTGAGATACTGCTGGTGCAAGCATACGACCATATTCTTTACCTATGATCTTTTCAAGTCCTTTTGCGACCTTCTTGTCGAGGTCGAGCATTCCTCCTAATTGAGTGCCTGCGTAACCAACTCGCATTGTCTCTTGCGCTGTTACTGGTGTGCCACCAGGCGCATAACCTACAGATTTTAAGAAGTTTGTGCCAAAGTTTTTGAATGCGTTTGTAAGTGTTTTATCAAACTCATTCAAGAAACCTTGCTGTGTGTTCTTTAGAAATTCGTCTGCTTGTTCTTTTGGAGACGGAATTCTTCTTGTAGGAAGTTCTTTACGTAAGAAATTACGTGAGGCTAGTTTAGAACTTACAGAAAGTCCTTTTGTTTCTTTTTCTACTTTAACTTGAGACTTCTCAATTTTTTCTAAACGCTTATTTGCCTCTTCATCAACAACAGGAAGTGGAGCATTTGGACCAGTTACTGCGGTTCCGCTTTTGGATGATTCTACTTGAACCGCTCTTTGTCTAAACGCATTTATTGCGCGGTTATTTGTTAATACAGGTGGATTAGGAATCTTGAGTTCAGGTTTCATGCCTTTCTTACCAGTCACGGAGACAGGCGGTAACACACCATCTTTTGCTTTCACATTATCAGACTGCATACTTGCAAGAACGGAAGCTGTCGCCGCGCCGAGCCAGCGCGGTGCCGGACCACTTGATGTTTCTATTTCCATTTGTGCGCGAGTAATTTTTTTCTTTGCCCACGCTTTCAAATCACCAACAGTTTTTACCCCACTGAATACCCATGGGTTTGCTGCGATACCTTTTTCACTTACAACTTTATTAATTGGTGTGTTATCAGGTGCCCGCAAGACTTTAATTGCATCACCGACACCTATGAAGTGTGCAAGATAGATTGATACATCATCAATCGCCATCTTGTTATTTTTTAAATCACGAACATTTGATTCAGTTAGTTTTTCGAGCGCGGCTCTTTGAAGTGCAGGACTTGCTTTATAATCATTAAAACTTTTACCGTAAAGAGGATCGCCAAATTTGGCTCTTTCAACCAAACGATTAAATGTAGAAGGAATAACCTGTGCTAAGCCATATGCTCCACTTGCTGAATTAGGCGGCGTTGCACTTGAACTACCACTAGATTCAATTTGAATAATTAAATCGTTAATGTTTGAACTTGCACTCGCGGGCAAGTTTGCAGGCGGCGGTACGGTGCTTGATGATGTTGAAGGAGATGATCCTGGTCTTCCTGGAGTGCCTGTTTGTCCTGAATCTGTATCTAAACTATATCTTTGTGGTGCATATGGTGTTGGGCGTTGGAGTCTTTGTCTTCTAATTCTATTTGCGGCAGCAATTCTTGCTGCACGGTCTTCACCGCCCTGCAAGAATTTTTTGATAAATCCTTGCTGGCGCGCAATTGCGTAATCTTCAGGCATTACATCTAAATCACCACCAGGAGGACCAGCAAAGAAATCATAAATTTCTGATGCATGAGAAAGTATGGTTAGCCCTGCGCCTATTGCAAGAGTGAAAGGCGTTACCTTTGGCATAAATCTAGCAATTGTACCAGCGCCTCGAGCAAACGCACCTAATCCTTTTCTAAATGCACTTTGTCTAGCATAACGTCCAGTTTTTGGGTCTCTGTATGTGTGTCTACGTCCACCGCCGCCGCCCGAGGTCCCACCACCTTTGCCGCCTCCACCGCCGCCGCCTCCACCGCCGCCGCCTCCACCGCCGCGGCCGCCTGGTGCTTTGGCGCCAATGCCTTTGATACCTCTATACACACCATAGGCGCCGCCAGCACCACCGGCAACACCTAAAATTTCTCCTAGATTTGCGCCGATTGCACCTAGAATAGAATCAAAAATACCTCCACCCGAAGACCCACCAGCACTAAAAATACCTCCACCCGAAGACCCACCAGCACTAGCAGGCGATCCTAAACCTCCAGCACCACCACTCATCTTTTCGAGTGATTTAAGAAGTTTTCGATTGAAATCTGCTTTTTCTCTTGCGTCTTCTTCGGCGAATTGTTCAGCTCTTTTAGCCGCTTGAGTCTGCTGACTTATCAACATGCTCTGACCACGAATATTATTATTGATAGCACGTAACTGACGCGCCATGTCAAGACTAATTACATTGTTTGTTGCTTGCTGTCGAACAAGGTTTTCTGTTGCGGCTGCTTGTCTTTTACCAACTTCTTTTGACTTTACTTCTTCAATTTTTGTGGCACGACCACGCACATCTTTAGCAAAAGCAATGCCCGCAGTAAGCGCAGGCATTTCACGCATTGCGGCGAATTTCATACCTTGCGCTAAACCTTTTACGCCTTCTACTGCACTTTCTCTTGCAAGTTGTCCGAGTGCTTGTGCGTAATTTCCTATTTGTGCCATGTTATGACTTGCCTTTTATATGCGCCACTTATCGTCTCCTCCTACCCTGTGCTGCCTGTTGTTCTTGTAATAATTGATTCTCTTCAGTCACATGTTGAGAAAGCATCATAAGGTAGATTTCGCGTTCAAATGGCATCATATTTTCAATATCGGCCAGACTATATTTATGATGCTGTACCAATGCGAAGTTTGTCTGATAAAAATTCTTAAGACTCTCCTGTCCGATTAGAATACGAAAAAACTTGTCAACCCCTCCAATGTGATTTCATCGTCACATCCACACTTAGAGCATTTCCACTTTACGGTATGCTTTAGTTTTGGCATCGTTTCAAAAAATTTACCACATTTCGCAAATTGATCCTGTGTCATAGAATCAATAAAGTCTTGAAGTTCTTGCTTAGTGTAATCCTCTTTCTTATACACATTTTCATTATCAAAAATGTATTCGAGTGAAGCAAACATTGCATCTGCTGCAATATCAAGTTGACTCTTATTTTCGGAAGAATCGAGTGCTTCAAGGTCTGGTGTTGGGTACTTAAACTTAATTCCAAGTCCACTCTTTTCATCTAATATGAATTTGTCTTCATGTTCAATTGTTTTGATAACTTCAACGTCCATAAGGTTAATCTTAGACATTGTGATTCCGTCACACTCTTGGTCTTTGCTATTCATTCCAGTTGAATGGCGCAGATTTAACTCTACTAATTCACCAATTGACTTTGCACGAAGTTTCAAGAAGATATATTCAAGGTCAAACGTTGGAAGTTTTTCAACATCAACATCTTCACTCAATACGCAATTTGAAACAATTTGTTTCATTGCGGTTACTGTCTCTTTAATGCTTTCACCCTCAAGTGCAAGCAAAAGAATTTTCTGTTCTTTTACTAAGAACGGCCTGTATTTTACTGGTTGACCTGTAGAAGGTAACATCAACTCAAATAAAGGTACGTCAATTTTAGGTAGTGCCATAGTTTTTCTCCATTGTTAAAATCGAAAGTTTATTTTTCATTACCGAATGTGTAATATCTATAATTCAAAGTTGCGCCGAATCTTTGATATGTATTATTTTCTTCCCACGTAGCATTCATCGGTGTC